CAGCTTTCTTTTGTGCAGATAGCTGTGGGCTAATTCTTTTACGTTTTACTGTTACCACTTTATCTTCTCCTTTTGGTGGTGCTACTGGTGTCTCACCAATAACAACCATCTCTGTATTTTCTTGTATAGGAATAGTTTCCCCAAAATATGCACGAGGATAACTGTTTGCATTTTCTTGTTCCATAATACTATTATACCCCATTGATTGCCATAAATGTTGCAGGAAATGCTTGTGCAGATAAACTCTTAACTGCTTTTGCATATTGCTGAATCTCTACCTGTGCATCGTATCCTAGACGTTGCTCAAGAAAGGTCATAACTCCCTCTTTATCAAGTACGCTTATCTTAATCTTCTTCACCTTCAATTACTGCAATGATGTCGTTGTATGAAATAATTACATAGTCGGTATTATCGTGTCGAACTTCTGTACCGCTGTACTTTGCAAAGATTACCTTCTGCCCCACCTCAAGTGGGATGGGTACGTGTACGCCATTCTTGGTTGTGACACCTGTACCTACAGCAATAACCATAGCCTCTTGTGGCTTTTCTTTGTCTCCTGTAATAATAATGCCAGACTTTGTTACCTGAGCATCTTGGATAGTTTTAATAACTACTTTATCTTCTATCGGTTGAATCATTAGTACCCTTCCTTGTGTGTTACTCCGTGCTTTTCGTCAATGTACTTGTGTACCTTGCGGAATGCAATAAATCGTCCGATCATAAATGCTATGCCAAACTCAATTAATGCCCAGAAAATCTCTGATGCAACGTGTGCTGGTCCAAACATAACCTCAATAAATTCTTCGGTATGCATTGTCTCTCCTAATGCGTTAGTCTTATAGTTATATTTTACAGGATGTAATTCTTTTTGTCAAGTCTTACCCTATTTTTTACAAATTTATTAATTGTTGTTGGACTACTAGTTAATACAGAAAGTAAACCATCTAACATACCAGCCTTTTTTAAGTCAAAGGCTAGGTTGTGACCATATTTTGGACCACAATCAAAAACATAATTTGGATATTTATCAACAAATAGGGTATCATTTATATCGTAAGTAGAAACAAATAAATAATAAATTTTATTATTAAGAAATGATTCCTCAATTGTTTTATGAATCCAATTATTTATTTTATTTGCGTGTGGCAAATATTCAGAGTTTGGAACAATTTCTGGATAAACTGTAAACTGTGGATTAAAGGCAATTACATATTGAGTATTTAAATAGTTAGAAGACAGAATACTATTTGTACCACCCATAGAAACACCTATTGAGTATGCAGTTTTTCCATCTATAATTTTATTAATAATTTTAGAACAGTTTTTCCAGTCAAGATTATTGCCCCAAGAACTTGTTTTATCAGTTACAAATATAATACTATATGTTTTTGATAAAGAATAAAAGTCTAATGTTTTAAGTTCTTGATTTCCTAAACCATTAAAACAAATAAACACAATTTCAGTATTCATATCTATAAAAGATATGTAGGTTGTTTCGCTCTCAAAAAGAATTTGCATAAAAAATACCTATGCTGAACGAAGGGTATCCATTCTATGCGAAACAATTGTGTCTGTTGCCTTACCATCACGGTACAAGCGAATTACTGCAGCAGGGTTATCTGGAGTACCATTAATTGTTACATCTGTTCCTGGAACATTATAAGATCCATTACGAATAATTCTAGTAATTTTTCCGCTTGCCATACCGCCAGAAGAATTCCAACTAACCATTGAACCTACTCCAATTGCTTTTACAACAAATCTTTCAACATTTGTGTAGTCCTTACCAAAATTAGCAAACAAAGCCTTGTCCCTCATACGTTCAGCAATGCTACGAGACCAAGAGAATCCTGCATCTCCGCCCCAAGCATCCCACATAATGCGACCATTGCTAGGATTAGCAGTGTTATTAAAGTCTTTGCCCTTCTTGTCTACCTCGTGACGAGAGAAGAAAGAATACATACGCTTAACTGTATCTAAAGACATAGCTCGTCCTGCTACAATATCTGTTGCTCTACCCCAGCCAACTGGAGTTCCTGCACCTGTAGCCTTGCCATCCTCTTTCCATTTAAGAGCACGACGTGCGGCTGCCTTCATACCTGCTGTTGGTGTATAAGTATCTGCCACAGCACTACTTCCAGTCTAGACGCTCAGAGTCTGTATAGTCTTTACCAAAATTAAAGAATAGTGGTTTTTCATCTGGCTGGTCTGCCATTTCCATAACCATCTCTACCGAGACCATAAGAGAGTCAATCTTAACTACCTCATTTTGACGAACGTAGTAAAGTTCTGCTTCTTCTTCCCAAACGCCATCTTCTTCTTCGTAGCAACGGACAATCATTGGCTTGTTATCTTCCATATAATCAAGAGCGTACTCTGAGTCTGGGAGACCAAGCGTTCCTGGCTGATCCATAACGTACTCTACACGACCAACTTTTAGTTCATCATCTTCGCTGAACATAACAAAGTCACCTGCTGTAGCCATTGCTTTACTAATTGTTTCAAACTTTTGTGAGTTAACTGATGCCCAAATAGCACGAGCTTGTGAAGCTGCTGCTCCCTTGGTTGGGTGGCATCCGTGTACTGTGCCATCTGCACTTACTGTTGGGTATCCCTTACATCCGTAGCTACCCTTTTTACCTGCATGGTATCCCCCTGCTGGTTTGCCCATTCCTGCTGGCATAATTCCTCCTAGTAGACATTTTGTCTATAGTAAGTATACCACAAATAATAAAAGTCTCCACACAGAGGAAATTCAAGCACAACGCCACGGTCAAGGTAACTAATCTCATCCTAAGAAGCACTCCGTGTGGAGACACTTATAGTATATCGCATAATGTGATAAAATTAATAGAGAATAAAAGAGGTTATTTTGGCAAAGATTACATTCCTTGGAAACTTCCAGGTAGATTTTAGCAGTGAGAATCATCACGCAAAGTCTCTAGAAGCATTAGGTCATACCGTTATTAAATTCCAAGAAGGAGGCACAACAATTGGCAAGGTGCTTCGTGAAGCAGTTACATCAGATTTATTTGTATGGATTCATACTCACGGATGGGAAACTCCTGGTCAGCAAAGGATAGATATTCTTCAAGAGCTACGTGAATCTGGTGTGCCAACTATGACATATCACCTAGACCTATGGTTTGGTCTTAAACGTCAGCACGATCTTAACAATGATCCATTTTATAAAAACATTGGTCACTTCTTTGCAACAGACAAGCTTATGGCTGATTGGTTTAATCAAAATACAAAAGTAAAAGGTCACTTTCTTCCTGCTGGAGTGTTTGGTCCTGAGTGCTATGTCCATTCAGACTATGACGGTACGTTTGACTATGATGTTATCTTTGTTGGTAGCAGAGGGTATCATCCTGAATATCCATACCGCCCAAAACTTATAGATGCCTTAAGAGAATTTTATGGCAATAGATTTCTTCACGTTGGTGGAGACGGAGATACAGGAGTTTTGAGGGGTGACGATTTAAATCGTATCTATGCTCGTAGTAAGGTTGCCATTGGTGACACGCTAAACATTAACTTTAACTATCCATACTATTCTTCAGATAGATTGTTTGAGTCTACTGGTCGTGGTGGATTTACTATCTACCCAAACATTGTAGGACTTGATGCCTTCTTTGAAGACAAGAAAGAAATTGTATTTTACAATCACGGAAGCCTTAAAGATTTAAAAGAAAAGATTGACTACTATATTGAGCACGACGAGGAACGAGAAGCTATTCGTATGGCTGGACACGAACGTACAAAGAATGAGCATACATACAAAGATAGATGGAAAACAATCTTAGCGGAGTTAAATATTAAATGATAGCCTATTCTATTGCTCCAAAAGGAAAAGGGTTTCCAGATGATAAGTGGGACTTTGGATTTTTGCAAGAAGCCTTTACTAGAAATAACATTGAGGTTATTAAAGTAGATAAGATACCAGAAACAGACAGAGCTTTTGTAATTGTTCCTGGTTTTGAGTGGGCTGGAATGGAAGAAAAATTAAATAGAAATTTAAACAAAATACGTAGAGTTGTTTTATTTATTACAGCAGACGAACTTGGTATATTTGGTGTAGAAAGAATTAACCATCCTAATATAGAAATTTGGATCCAATCTCCATATCCTCGCCATACTGTATACAACAAAATGCCACTTGGAGCTCCAAATCATAAGAAAAATGTTGTTCCAGACTATCCAATAAAAACAACTGACATTTATTTTTCTGGTCAGGTTACTCATTCACGTAGACAACAACTTGCAGAGGTACTTCCAAAACTTTCAAACGCAGTTTATAGATTTACAGAAGGTTTTACTCAAGGAGAAACACCTATAGACTACTATAAACTATTGTCTGCTGCCAGGTTTGCTCCTGCTCCTGCTGGTAGTGCAACAATAGACTCATTTAGATTTTATGAAGGACTAGAAATGTTGTCGTTACCTATTGCTGATAAAGTAAGTAGTGCAGGAGAGGCTTATGGATTTTGGGAAATATTATTTAAAGATATGCCAATAGAACAGATCGAGGATTGGAATAATCTTTCCGAACTAATTCCTCTGCTATCAGAAAACTACCCCTCAAATATGCATAGGGCAGTTTCTTGGTGGATCAAACAAAAAAGAGATTTTGCCTATAAGATTATGGAGCAAATAAATGAACATTAAAGATGTAACAATAGTTATTCCAACATCTGTAAGTCCTGTACATCCAAGCACAGAGATTATTGACGAAGTTATACGAAGCGTCAGGCAGTATTTTCCAGACAATGAAATAATCCTTCAGGTAGACGGACTTAGAAAAGAGCAGATACATCGTAAAGATATGTATGATGAATATAAGAGTCGCATTCTTTGGAAATCATTGCACGAATGGCATAATGTTCTACCCATTATTTTTGACGAACATAGTCACCAATCTACAATGATGGAAAAAACAATTGATTTAATTAAGACTCCATTAATGTTTTACATTGAGGGCGATATTGCTTTGCAAGATAATCTAGATGTTAACTGGCAAGAAATAATGGATATGCTTGATTCAAATAAAGCTTATACAGTTAGATTTTATACATTCAATAAAGTAATTGAGCCAAGTCATATGTATCTTATGAGAAAAACATCTAATGATTTTATTCAATGCTACCAATGGAGTCAGCAGCCGCATATATCTCACGTTTGGTATTATCGCAATATGGTTCTACCTAATACTATCCCCAAACTTTTCATTGAAGATAGATACTATAGTAAAGTTTTAACAGACTGCAATGAACACATAAAAGGATGGAAGGATCATCGTTTATGGCTATATAATCCAGTAAACAAAGGTGATATTAGAATTGTAAATAATTTAGATGGAAGAAGAAATATGAAAAAGTTTACTGAAGACGATGAAGCTTGGGGACTTACTGAGATATGAAATTAGGAATAATAGTTAGAGCAGACAATACTGGTCTTGGTAATCAAACATATGAGCTAACACAGATGCTAAATCCACATAAAATTATGATTATTGATTTTACATTTTATAATGGTAATGAACAACACTTTGAGTGGTATGCAGAACGTGACTATATTATCTCAAGGGGTGTGCCAACTGATGACCAAATGAATAGTTTTCTAGACGGTCTTGATGTTTTATTAAGTTGTGAAACATTCTATAATGACAATACTCCCCTTCTTGCAAAGGCAAAAGGAATAAAAACATTCCTACAGTATAATTATGAATTATTTGGAAATTTAAGAACAGATGAAATGCCGCTTCCAGACGTTCTTATATCTCCAAGTTCCTGGATGATTCAAAAGGTACATAAAAAGTTTCGCAATTCTGCAATAGTATTGCATCTTGCACCACCAACTAGACCAGAATTATTTGAAAGAGCGTTAGAGATAAATACATCTAAGGACCATAAACGTTTACTACATATCGCTGGCAAGGCTGCTGCAAAAGATCGTAATGGAACAGAAAGCATTCTTGAAATGATGCAACATTGCAAATCAGATTTTGAGTTAGTAATAAAAAGTCAAACACCAATTAGCTCTAAAGGATTGGACTCACGCATTACTATTGAATTTGATAATGTAAAGAATAGACAAGATATGTATACTGGGTTTGACGGTATGATTCTTCCTAGACGCTATGCTGGTCTTTGTTTGCCTATGAATGAAGCATTACTTAGTGGTCTACCAGTTTTTATGACAGACATATCTCCAAATAACAATATTCTTCCAAAAGAATGGTTAACAGTTTCTGATGAAATTGGATCAATAAGGTTACGACGTGGAGCTGCTGTTATTTGTTATAGTGTTAATGAAAAAATACTTGCACAAAATATTGATGCCTATGTAAATTTAAATGATAAAACATCTATAAAACAACAAGCATTTAATATTGGGTATAAATCATTTGCCCCAAACGTATTAAAATCTAGATACTTAGAGATTTTGGGGCAATAAAAAGTGGGCTACCGAAATAGCCCACCTTCTAGTGCTAGATTAGTTCTCTTCAGTCTTAACTGCAGCAGCAACGTCTTCGGCTGATGGAACACGACCAAAGGCTGGGTCGTTTGGGTTAACATAGCGAATAGCTACTGGAAGCAATGCAGCCCAAAGTGCATTAGCAAGCTGCATTGGATCTGTGATCCCTGCAGCATAGAGTGCGATACCAGCAGCCAAGAGGCTACGTCCATACGATGCAAGTAGTTCTACTAATTGCTTTGTATTCATTTTGTTTCTCCTTGTTTATTTTCTTCAGGTAATAGTTTTTGTAGTTCACGATATGCAGCCAGAATATCTTCTAGCCCTTCTATATGTGGACTTGGTATTACCCTTCCATACTTGTCGAAGTATTCAAGTCGTGGACCTGCTTGTTCGACAAACTTGTTTAAACCATCTTGGACTGTCTCAATATACTGAAATGCCCAGTCTCGTGATTCAGATATAAATGCTAGAAAGCCTTCAGTTTGTTCAATATTATTTTCAGAAGTTTTTTCTTCTATGTTATCTAATATTATTTTCTTATCAATCATTACCTGAAGTAACTCATTTACTAAGTTTTTTGTAAAAACTTTTTCTTTAATGAGTAATCCAACTAATACTATAATTACTGCTGGCAATAATCCAATTGCAATTATTTCAATCACTGTGGCACTGCCTTTCGTGTTAGCTGTACAATTGCACCATTATCTTCTAGTGCAGCTTTTACTCTTACCATATATTCTACAGCAGCACGTTTGTCTGTGTCAAGTAGTTTCATAAACTTAATTTCATCTGCTACTAATTCAATCCAGCCAATGCCCTCAGTACTATGCTCAACAATATCTAGCCCAAATCCCTTTGGTGCAGTGATTGAATGAACGGCACGTTTCATTTCATCTGTATACATAATACCTCCTAATCGTTTGTTAGATTTTTCCAGGTCTCAGCCCAATCAGCCTTTGACCTATGCTTATTAAATTCTCGTGAGATCTTTCCATTTTCAAGATAGACTCCGCCCCAGACTCCCCAAGCTTTCTGAGAAACACCAGTAGCAAAACATAGTCTTGCAACAGGACAGCCTGAGCAAAGATTATCTATCCCTACTCTGAGATCGAGATCTTCTTCATATTTGTCGAAGAATAGGTTGGTGTCGTAACCTTCGCATCGTGCATCATTTTTCCAATTTTCACTTTGCATCATTCCCCACAAACTTATTGGGAATTTCCCAACCGTCATATCTAAGATTGTAGTTTTTCTGAACGAACCATTCCTTATTACGGAATAAACCATTTGATTTCATCCATCCAGTTGGTGATGGTGTAATTTCTTTTACATTCCAGCCATCCCATAGAAGAGACTTATTGTTTTCTACAATGGTCTCCATTTGTTCTAGAGAGTTAATCTTCATTATCTTCTCCTATTGTATATATTACTTTTTTGATTTCTGCCGCATCAATTACTGACTGGCATCGGATGCAAGGTTTGCTATCTCTATCTAAACCTTTATTATTTACTCTAGCTACATAGATAATAGCACCCTTGACATTCCAGTTTGCATCCCTAATTGCATCAACCTCAGCGTGTACTGAGCAATGTGTTTTAATGTGTTCAGGTGATACATAATAAGGATTATTACGATCTTTATTATAGCCTGTGCCTACTACTCGTCCAGACTTTACTACTACCGCTCCGTGCATTCTACGAGACTTCGATTTCGAAGCAAAATATCGTGCAACAGAAAGGTAAGCTTTTTCTTTATTACTCAGGTCATACTCCATTAGTATCTAAAAATCCCGACTTCAATTTCTTTGTCCTCTGCTTCACGCACAAGATCAGAAGTTGATTCTTTTGGCTTACTAAAAAATGCAAAGTAGTCCAGTGTATGGATAGCATCTTTTAGTGCTTTTGGTGGCAACTTAAATACTCTGGTACGGATACCCTGAGCTTTTAGACTACGTTCTGTTATGTTGATAAACTCCATTGCAAAAGCATTTGTCTTTGCAGGTCCAGCAGAATAAAGAAAAAATTCTTCATCGCCTTCTTTAATTTCTGAAAGAGCGACACGCATTGCACGTAGGAATACGTTGTAGTCCTCAAAGGCTTTTGTCCCTTGAATACCAATCTTCATTTTACAATCCTTCTTTTAGTTTTTCAACAATGAACATCATCTTATTTAATTGTACCTTATCCATAGCCATTGTGTCAACCTCTCTGGCTGTATCCCTTTCAACTTCACCATTTACCACATCAGCCGTAAAGACACTATTGTTCTTGATCCAATATGCTTGACTATCTACTATGAGTATGCGTATACTTACACTATCAAAATGTTTGGTGGACTGTGTTGTTGCTTTTGGAAATGATTCATCTGGAGCAAACATCTTCTTTAATAACTCATTGTTATTACTTTGTGAGACAACAAGCTTGAAAGATTTTTTCATATGCCCAGTATTTTTTTGCAACCATCTATATGTAATAAACATAGTGACTGCAGTGATTATTGAACCAAGTAAATATTCTAACATATGACCTAATTAATTATACTACGACTGTTCCATAATTGATCGAATTACGGCAATAAGATTTAGTCGCATAGATTCTGGCAATGCCCTGATCGCTTCTGGGTCTGAGGCTTTATCTGTCAAAGTTACGGATGGGTCACTTGCGGTGATGTCCATAGAAATAAATCCATTTTCCCAAAGAAATATAATTTCTCTGTACATCATTGTAATAACATTATTGTAAACTTCTTCATCAATTTCTTTTAGCTTGTCTGTAAATTTATATAAAAATTCACCAGATTCAGTAAGGGTTGCAACCTCTATTCCGCCACCAAGAATTAATTCATCGAGTCTAGTTAGGTTTTCATTCATTAGTCATTGCCCTTCAATCGGTTTTGAATAAGTTTTTCACGCTCGTCAACAAGTTCAAATGCAAACTCAAGCATCCTAGCTGACCCAAGTGGATCGTTTTCAATCTTACCAAAGTGGTGAGCACAGAAGAATAGGTCTCCAGTTACTCCAGTTGCTTTGACGTAGGCTTCTGAGCCACAAGCATCACATCGATCAGTTGCAGAAAGGATAAATTCTTTTACTTCAGTTTCAATCATAGAAACCCCTTATCTATCAGTGGAATAAAAACCAGAGCCTTTAAAACTAACTCCTATATTAGAGTATACCCTAGTTAGTGCAGAATTGCAAGTCTTGCAAGTATATCCAGGGTCATCTTCTGTCATCCCACGACTAACAGTTATTATGTTATTACAGGTTTGACACTTATATTCATAATAAGCCATACTAATCCTTAAAAAGTAATCCCCCCAGAAAAATCTAGGGGGACTACCATTATACTATAGATCAGCTATTTATCCAATAGCAGCCCAAGTATTTGGACCAACAATTCCGTCTGCTGTTAAGCCATGACCTTGCTGAAAAGCAATTACTGCCTTCTTTGTGTTAGGACCAAAATCTCCATCTGCAGTAATCTTAAGTTTCTTTTGTAGATACTTAACATCTGCTCCTTTTGACCCCACCTTAACAGTTGCACGTGCTTTTGGAGCAGATACAACTGGTGCTGGAGTTGCTGCAGCTGCTGGAGTTGTTGTGGTTGCTGGAACTACTGCGGCTACTGGAGCCACCTGTCCATGCATGATAACCTCAAAGTCAACGTTGCCAGCTGGGGTTGTGTGGCTGTGATCCTTACTAAATGCAAAGTGTAGATGTGGACCATATCCGTTTTCTTTGCCAAGACCAGAAGCACCACTGAGTCCAAGCTGCTGACCCTTGGTAACTTTAGTTCCAGGTGCTACGTCGATTCTGCTAAGATGAAGATAGTCTGCAAAACCTCCTTCAGCTAGATCTAGCCAAACCATGCGTCCACCTGCCCCTTTAATTGATGTTACTGTTTTACAAACTGTTCCGTCTCCGATTGCCAAGACTGGTGTTCCAACTTTAACTACGTAGTCAACTCCTGGATTCTTTGATCCACGAGCCTTGTGGTCAGCAAAATTATCACTGATCTTTGTTGTTTTAGTTGGTCTCTGAAAATTTGTCATAATGTTCTCCTTCTAGAAAAGGAAATAACCTCTTCCTTATCTATTGTACCACTTTATCTACCAAGTTGGTAGAGAATAGTACGACACGAAAGAGGCTATTTACTTATTTAGTTTTCTTTGGAGCTGGTGTTACTACTGGCTTAACTGGTGCGGTCAGGCTTGCTTCCGCAACTGTTGCACCAGATTCATCGTGCGTTGGTGTTGGAAGTACTGGATCTTCTGGCAGAGCAGCTACTTCAGCGGTAGCAATAGACTTCTCCCATTCAATAAGGTGTTTGAAGAACTTGACAGGCTCGATGTATCCGATACCAGTGGCATTCCAAGTGTGAATTCTTCCCTTATGTAGTTCCCAATGCAGGTGCTTACCAGTTGACATACCAGTTGAACCCATCTTACCAATTGGAGTTCCAGCTTCAATCTTCTGACCTACCTTGACCTTTACAGATCCGTCTGCCATATGAGCATAAAGGGTTGTGTACCACTCACCTTTAATTTTGTGCAAAAGAGTAACAGAGTTTCCAAACCCAGCTGGGTTATTTCCAACTGCAATTACCTTACCCTTGTATGGGGCTTCAATCCAACAAGGTTCTTGCGAGGACCAAATATCGGTTCCATTGTGGTGTCTTTTGTCTTTATAGACTGGGTGAATACGCCAACCCATGTATGATGTTACACTCCATTTTTTCCCTGGATTTCCATCAATTGCATATTGTGCTTTAGTCATAGTTTTATGACCTCCTTCTATACAAGTATATCAGGATTCTTTGAGCCACCTCTCGGATTCGAACCGAGCACCTGATCGTTACAAAGGACCTGCTCTACCAAATGAGCTAAGGCGGCGGTGCTCCCCCTCGTGGACTCGAACCACGGACCTTAGAGTTAACAGCTCTCTGCTCTGCCGACTGAGCTAAGGAGGAATAGACAAACCCTCTTAAGTTATATACCTATTATACAGGAACCTAAGAGGGGTGTCAAGTTACTATCTTGGATCTGGTGTGTTTGCGGCAAATGCATCGTTGATTTCTGTCTTTGAAAGCTTACCATCATTTAGGTAGCTACGAGAAAGATCCTCAACAACATTTGCAACTCCCATTACACCTGCAAGGATTGCAGTCTGTACGGTGTCAATTCCAATGATTGCACCAGCACCAACTGTTGTTAATGCTGAAACTAGGAATAGTGCGACCATTCTTCCGATGATGCTCATTGTTGTTTCTTTATCCATATATATCACTCCTTTCCTTTATCTTTTGGATTGCGTAGTCTGAATGTTATTATCCAAACTGAGATAGTTATTAGGATTAGATACCCTGTTAACTCTCTGGCAGACCCTTCTAATACTAGCCAGGCAATAGCCATACCTAGAAGTGTCCAAGATTGCTCAATCATATCCTTGAGTAAATCTGCAAAAAATTTCTTCATTTATATCCTCCTTATCGATGCGGAAGACATTGCTGACATTGTACTAATTTGTGCTATCTGCCCGACAATGACTGCTGCAACAATTGTTTTCTTTGCGGCTACACGAACCTCTGGACTTATGTCCGATCCTACGTTTCCTGCAAAGTTAATCAAATCCGTTAATCCTTGAGCAACATTACCAATAAGTGGAATAGCCAATAGCTCTTCATCAAGAATAATATCATCTGTTTGTGCTATAAAGAATAGCGAGTCTAGGGCTTCTTCATATTCTGGAGAACCTTGCTCCGATGTATTTAAAGTTTCGTATGCTTCGCTTAAAATTTGTACAATCTGTTGCTCTGTTAAATCTTGTGGAGATTCTGCTAAAAGCTCTTCTGTTGTTGGCTCTTCTATTATCTCTTCAGTTTGTGGGTCTACCTTATCTATTGGCTCAACAGTAACTTCTGGCTCTACTGGAGGATCTACTGGTGGCTGAGGGTCTACAGGAGGCTCTGTGGGCTGCGTAGGCTCTGGTGTTGGCTCTATGGTTGGCTCTACCGTAGGTTCTGGTGTAGGCTCTACAGTGGGTTCTGGGGTAGGTTCTACCGTTGGCTCAGGTGTTGGTTCTGGTGTTGGTGGAACGACTGGAGGCTCTGTTACCTGAGTAAATCCTGCTTCTTCTAGAGTGACAATACTTCTGTTGTGTAGACGAGCACCAGTTCTTAATTGAGTTTGTTCACCCCAGTCTGTTCCATTCATTGTATATGTTAATTCATATGAGCCATCTGTTCTTTTAATTGCTGTAACTGTAATGTTTGTTGTATCTGGTGTTCCTTGATTCCAAATTGGTCTAGCTGAAATAGCTATTTGAAATCCTGCATCACTAACTGTAATGATTAAATGTTCATCTGCTCTAGTCTGTGGGTATACAACCCAGTCCATTGACATAATTGATAATGATGGTGTCATTGGGTAGTCCCAATAAGTACCGTCAGGGGTTCCGAATGTTATTGTTGAGTTTGTAGTTGCATAAATAGTTGAGTATTCTACTCCATCAAATACGATTGGTGTTGCTAGTGGAATTCTATAAGATGAATCATCTCCACCACAAGTGTTAAATGTTGCTACCTCGCCAGACGCAGGTGTATATATTTGATGATCGTATATGCAATCATTAGCTCTGGCAGGTACAGCAAAGGCAACGACAATATAAATTGCCATTAAAAATATAAGACTCAAATACGAGACTAATTTTTTGATTTCCCTTCACTCCTTTGTTAAGCTTGGGGAAGCTTAACTATCTAATTATACCATTTTATTGCAAAAGAAAAGGGCTACCGAAGTAGCCCAATTTCTTATTTTTACTAGAAATCCCAGTCTTCATCCTCTGTGGCTTCGTGCTTGCCAATAACATAACTTGAGCCAGAGCCAGAGAAGAAGTCGTGATTCTCGTCTGAGTTTGGTGACAGTGCTGAAAGAATAGCAGGGTTTACTGTGCAAGTTTCTTTTGGAAAAAGTGCATCAAAGCCTAGATTCATTAGAGCCTTGTTTCCATTGTAACGAAGGAACGCCTTAACATCCTCTGTCAGACCCATTGGATCATAGAGGTCTGCTGTGTACTTAGCTTCATTGTCATACATCTCCATAAGAAGTGTATAAGCAAATGACCTAATCTCTTCTTGTTCGGTTTCTGACAACTTGTTAAATGCCTGTTGAAACTTATATCCAATGTAGTATCCGTGGACAGCCTCATCACGAATGATGAGACGAATAAGGTCTGCAGTGTTGGTAAGCTTTCCACGGCTTGACCAATACATTGGAAGATAGAATCCACTGTAGAACAAGAACGACTCAAGAAGTGTTGAGGCAATCTTACGCTTTAGTGGGTCTTCTCCGTTGTATCGTTCTAAGACTATCTGAGCCTTCTTCTGAAGGTAAGGGTTGTCCTCACTCCACCTAAATGCCTCGTCAATGTCAACGGTTGATGCAAGTGTAGAAAATACGCTTGAGTATGACTTAGCGTGTACTGATTCCATAAAGGCAATGTTTGTTAGTACTGCTTCTTCGTGCTGAGTAGTTGCATCAGGGATTAAGCTGACTGCTCCAACTGTACCCTGGATTGTATCAAGCATAGTTAATCCAGTAAACACACGCATTGTTAGAATCTTTTCATCCTCGTGTAGCGTTGCCCACGATTGCACGTCATTTGAGAGTGGAACTTTTTCTGGTAGCCAGAAGTTTGCTGTCAGTCTGTTCCAAACATCAAGGTCTACTGGGTCTTCAATCTTGTTCCAGTTAATTGGTCTTGTTATCATATTTGCCTCCTAAAGCATACAACTTACACACTCTGATACGTCAGTTCCCTCAAGGGCAAGCTGGCGGATTCTGATGTAGTAAATTGTTTTGATTCCTTTACTAAAGGCATAAATCTGTGCCTTGTTGATATCACGTGTTGTAGCAGTATCCTTGAAGAATAGGGTTAATGACAGCCCCTGGTCTACGTGCTGTGTGGCTGCAGCGTAGGTATCAATGATAGCCTCTGGTCCAATTTCATATGCATCGGCAAAGTATTCACGATTATCGTTTGTAAGGAACGGTGCAGGGTAGTAGACACGACCAAGCTTTCCTTCCTTACGAATCTCAATCTGAGATGCGATAGGGTGAATCGATGATGTTGAGTTATTGATGTATGAGATTGATCCTGTTGGTGGTACTGCCTGAAGATTTTGGTTATATATACCGTGCTTTTTGACAGACTTGGCAAGTGTTTCCCAGTCGTGCTGTGTAGGAATCTCAATCTTTGAATCTGTAAATAGCTTGGCAACCTTCTTAGTTGCTGGCTTCCATTCCTGCTCAATGTACTTGGTAAAGAACTCACCAGTTGCATACTTAGAACGCTCAAAGCCGTCGAATGGGCTACCAGTCTCTTTAGCAAGCTTGTTAGATGCCTTTAGAGCGTAGTACAGGACAGTGTAAAAATAGATATTGGTGAAGTCAATACCTTCTTCAGAGCCGTAGTGAATTTGCTCACGACCAAGATAGCCGTGTAGATTCATCTGTCCTAGACCAATAGCACGAGACTTCTTGTTGCCCTCAGCAATTGACATTACAGATTCGATGTAAGACATATCTGCAACTGCTGTCAATGCACGGATTGATGTTTCGATAGTCTTTTCAAAGTTTTGACCATCCATAACTGCAGCAATGTTTAGTGAGCCAAGGTTGCAAGAGATGTCTTTACCAATGCTATCGTAGCTCAGGTCTGCGTTGTATGTTGTTGGTGTGTTTACCTGAAGAATTTCGGAGCAAAGGTTGGACATATTGATACGACCATCAATTGGGTTAGCATCGTTTACCGTGTCTTCGTAGACAATGTAAGGATACCCTGACTCAAATTGAAGTTCTGCGATACGTTCAAACAGGACACGAGCCTTAATCTTTGTCTTGCGAATATCGGGATTGTCAACCATTTCTCCATACTTTTCAGTAACTGAAATATCACTCATAGGCAATCCGTAGATACGCTCAACATCATATGGCGAGAAGAGGTACATATCTTCATTTGTCTTAGCAAGCTCTAATGTAATGTTTGGAATAACAATGCCAATACTAAGAGTCTTAATACGCATTTTTTCATCTGCGTTCTCACGCTTAGTGTCTAGGAAACTAAGAATGTCTGGGTGGTGTGCGTTTAGATACACTGCCCCAGCCCCCTGACGAGCACCTAACTGGTTAGCATAAGAGAATGAGTCTTCGAGAAGTTTCATTACTGGAATGACTCCAGAAGATTGGTTCTCAATCTTTTTAATTGGAGCACCTGCTTCACGAAGGTTTGTAAGGTTTAGTGCTACACCACCACCACGCTTTGAGAGCTGGAGTGAGGAGTTAATTGCACGAGCAATCGATTCCATATTATCCTCAATACGGAGTAGAAAGCAAGAAACAAACTCTCCCCTTTGTTTCTTTGCAGCATTGAGAAATGTTGGTGTAGCAGGTTGGAAACGACCAGAAATTAGTTCATCAACTATGTCCATCGCAAGTTTTTTATTTCCATTAGCAAGCATAAGAGCTGTAACAACTACACGATCTTCAAATCGTTCTAGGTATCGTGAGCCATCAAATGTCTTGAGTGCATAAGAAGTGTAGAACTTATATGCTCCAAGGAATGTTGGGAAGCGGAAACGCTTGGCGTATGCGTGTTGAAATGCTGATTTAATAAATGGAAAGTCGTATAGGTCTAGAACATCTTTATCATAGTATTCGTGTTCAACTAGATAGTCTAGCTTTTCCTGAAGACTGTGGAAGAAGACAGTGTTTTGATTTACGTGATCAAGAAAATATGCCTTTGCAGCCTCCTTATCTTTATTAAACTGAATCTGACCATTCTCGTCGTAGAGATTCAGCATTGCGTTTAGCTCGTGGTAACTATATGCGTTTGTCATACTAACATCGCCAACCTTTCATTAATTGTATTTACATCTTCTTCTGTGCCGAATATTTCTACCCTGCCTATAATTGGTACACCTGTCTTATCTGCAATCATTTCTGCAGCCTTGCAGTAGTGTTCTCCAAAGTTTGTGTTTCCTAATCCAACAACGCCAATAATTTTATCTCTATTGCTTGCTACGTTGAGAAAGGAACGGACTTGCTTTGGAATAGCGTGTCCTTCATTTCCACCACCATAAGTTGGAACAAATAATACAAACTTATTCTGCACCAGTATGGGGTCATTAGAATCATTTATCGGAATTCTAATTGAATTTAAATCTAATTTATCTACAAATCTTTTGGTGTTTCCAGAATAGTTAGAAAAATAAACAATGTCAAAGTTCACGTCTTGCTCCTAAATTAAATTGAACTGATCAAGGTAATCCTTGACATCATTTGGTATGGATTTATATTCTATCACATCTTTAGGACGATCCGCAATAGCAGTTTTAGGTTTTTGTTTAAACGTATGAATCTCTACTTGAAGGTTAAGGTCTTTTGGTGTATGTGAAATAGCACCGAACACTGCTCCGCACACAGCGTCTGCAAGGTCCTTAGATTTCTTGCGAGGGTGGTCAACTCTATTGTTTCGCATAATCTTAAGTTCTGTTAACTCTTCAAATAAAAGATCGATGGATGGCATAGCAAGACGCTCTTCATAAATAAGCATTGCCATATCCTCATAGTGCTTCTTAGCAACAGATACAGTTTCTGTTCTAATGCCAACTTGCTTGAGTTCATTCTGAATATCAAATGATTGCCAGCGGTCAAAGCTTACCATTCCTAGGTTAAATCCTAGACGACGAAGGTTCTGGATCCACTGCTTTACTTCTGACAGGTTTACAGGACCTTCTACTTTTGGCTCCCACCACGCTACAGCATCTACCACAACAACTGGTGCAACTTGCTGGTAATCTTTAATTACTTGAATATTTACCCACTTATCTACGTGAGCAATTGCTACAGCACACTTGTCGTGTCGTTGTGCAAGGTCAGCGTGGACATAATAAATCTTGTCTGGATCTGGTACAAACGTCTCGTCAAAGCGGCGGTTGGTATCCAGAGGATTACGAAGTGTCATTGCACTTTGAACTTTCTCAATCTGCTTAAAGAATGCATCTGAGCTATAGGTAGGGACACAGGCGAATCGCATCATAGCGTCTCCAAGGTCTGTATAGAATGCCAATTTAAAGTCGTCAATCTTACGAGTGGGATTTACTACCCACGTAGGTCTCTTAATTGCAAACATACCAGGATACTTATAGTTAATAATTGTATCTTCATCCCACGAAATTTCTAGAGTATTTCCATCTGCATCTTCTGGAAGATCTGGGTTCATAATAAACTTGTGAGTCTTTGTAATAATTTCTTTGTCCATAATCACATCATCATAACGCTGTGAGATAAAGTCTCCAGGATAACGAGGGAATGATAGTAGTGCCACCTTCCCCAAGTCTGGGAAACGAGAGTCTACAGAGGCACGGAAGGCTTTATAGATGTTGTCTGCAGTCTTACCCTGCTCATTACCAGTATTTGTTTCCTGTGCAAAACCAGAGATCTCGTCGAGCACAGCAAGAATAAGGTTTAGACCTTCGTGTGATTCTCGTTCTGAGTGACCAGAGTAAACAGTTATAGCATTATCAAATTCAACACTATCTACCTTTGCATAGAATTTTCCAGCAAACCACGGAGAACGTTCAATCTTAGACTTAAAGCCTTTGAAGAAAACGTTCTTAGCCTGTTGTGCGTTGATAGCTACGTTAATAATGTCAATGGCATCGCCAGAAGGCTTGCCAAAGTATCGTGCTGGATCTTTTAGACATAGAAGTTTATATACAATATATGCACAAGCTACTGTAGATACAAAGTCTTTGCCACTACCCTTACCAAGTTGAAGGATAACCTCGTTCTTTGTATACTTCTTGTAGTAACGAGTCCCCTCTTCGGTTCCCATAATGTCAATTAAATCTTCAAGTTTATATATCTGGCTCATTGCCTCAACAATGTCATATTGAATTTGTGATAGTGGGGGCTGTCCTAGATATGCTTCGCCTTCAACAAAAGTCTTGGCATTTACAGGGGTCTCTTCAAAATTATTATCTTTTAAAACTTCAAAAAAATCATCAAACATCTCTGACAACAGTAATCACCTCGTCATTGCGTGATACCTCAGACAGTCTACGCATAATCTTGTCACGTACTTCTGGGTGTTCTGCAGCAATGTCTTTAAGAATATTTTTAAGAATGTCTTGTCTACGTTCAATCTCAAGCATCTCTTCTGCCAGCTCTTTGTTCTCAAGCAATCCAGCTTTTTGTAGCATATCAATACGCCTGGATTCAATATCTAGCACTAGCTTAATACCTGCAGTTTTTGCACCTAAATTAGCAATTGTGGTAGCTTCATCGATTACCTCATATGCTTTACTAATTAGTTTATTATAGTGAGTATCTGCAGCAACTAACGCTTCTTTTGCACGAGCACGAATTAACGCATTGTCTGCAGCCATAAGTTGCCACTCTTTAATGTGAGCAACAACCTTTTGACGAGGAATAGATAGCTCTTTTGAAATCTGGGTGGGCTCATTGCCCTGTAGATACTTTTCAACAACCCTGTTTACTTCATCAAGGTGTTCTACTGTAAGGTCTTCAAACGACACTGGACTTAACCTTCCTTGGTCTACGCTTTGGAATACGCTTTACACGGTCAATAGAGAATGAACGGTACGCTCCCTGGCGACCTCTCCACATCTCAAAGCAGTCTACCCATACTGCACCATTAACAGGATTGGTTGTTACAGATTCAAACTTAAAGCGTGTTCCATACTCTCCAGTAATTTTAATAAGGTCTCCACGCTCAATAGTGAAGTTCTCATACGGCATTTGGTGTACACGGTTAAAAGGATCTACAATCATCTTTCCAGTATACTCTGTCTTACGAAGTCTAGCCATTAGAATTTGCCCTCAAGTCTTTTAATTTCATCTTGAATATAAAAAATAGCTTTTTCAAGATCTTGGATTGTCTTAGCCTGGTCTTTAAGTCCTGCTCTCCATAGATACTTAAATGCATTTCCAACATTAAAGTTACGGTGACGTGTTATTTGAATACACTCAACTCCACTTGGGTCCTGCGTGTAATGAGGTGGATGATTAACTTGGTCTACCGTAATTTTAATATTTTCACTCATCGTTTACTCTTTCTTAGTCCAAACTTTGCAAGGTATACATAAATTGTTTCAACGCTTGTACCACATTCTTTTGCAATTTCTTCTGGAGTCTTGCGGTCAAGGTGATAGCGTTTGCGAAGCCACGCCTCGCTTTGATATAGTTTAGCAGCCATAAGCTTATTTGTCAACCTTCTCCCAATTGTGGATAGCCCAGTGACCAATTCCGATAGCATCTGCCACGTCATTATCACTAACAGACTTATTATAATACGTGCTAACATAGCGTATTGTTTTTTGTTTTCTAATTTCACGTTCTTGCCCCTTATACCAAGATTCGGATTTGTTAGGATTCTCTTTGCGAAGTTCTTGTTTTTCTACCGCCGAGAGTTTTGTATTGCCAATAAATGATTGCCAGGTAATTGGATTAACTGATCCAGCAATCTTTATACCATTAATTTGAGCTGATCCAAGCATAGCCCCTTGAACAAGTGCAAGGTCTGCAGCAGTCTTAGGACTATTAATAAATACAGTGTGCTCAATAATAATAGAATCAATATTAAATTGTTTAAAAAAGGCTAGACATTTCTTTGCAGCATCTCCAACCTTTTCATATGTATTACGACCAGTAAAATTAATCTTTCCAAATCTAACTAAAGACTTGTCTTCAAAGATTGCAAAAGCTAGGCTGTTTGTGCTTGCATCAATTGAACAAATTGTTTTTGGTTTTGGATTAATCAAGCTCAATTTTACCATCAGCAATCCCCTTTAACTCTTTTAATATTTTACTTACTTCAGATGGATTAATATCGCATCCAGCACAAGTCTGATCATCATTGTACATTGAAAGTCTTGCTCCACAATTTTTACATTTTCTGTTTTTACGAGATGTTTTTTTCAAACGATTTCTAGCATATCGTTCAGCTATCTTTTGTCTAGTTGCCTGTTCCCTGCATTCAGGTGAGCAGTAAATTTGATAAGATACGTTTGGTTTGAATTGTAGGTCACACCATTGACAATGCTTCATTGATTGGCTCCATAGACTTTATTTGTAGAGTCCCTGGACCAGCGATATCGCAAGTTGCCCTAACTGGACACGTCTTGCAAATCTTAGAATTTGATCGGTAGTTCTTAGTTGGGAGTTCTTTCTTTTCCCAAGCAGCACGAACTTCTCTCATCCAATCAAATGTATTGTCTACCCACCCCTTAAGGTAATCGTTTAGCACTACTGGAAGGACAAGCAACTCGTGGTTATTCTTGTTCTCATAGATTAGTACTGCACGTTCCCTCTTTAGAATCTTCATATAGATAAGCAACTGCACAAGGTGACCAAGCTTTGGCTTCCCTGCCGCTTTACGATATTCAAATCCTTCACTTGGCATTGTTTTAATTTCACCAAGCAAATCTTCTCCACCCCATTTTAAGATTACGTCGCCGTAACCAAAGATAGGTGGATCTTGACTTGTAATTTTAAATTCTGAGTCAACAAGAAGATCTGGTACATTTGCCATAGCTGCCTGGATACGTTCGTGTGACTTTGTACCAGCAGTCATATTGGCTCCACCATATGCATCTGCGTTATCAGTAAAGGTTGCACCCTCAAAAGCAATGTACCAATAGCGAGGACATTCTCCGTGAGAGAACGCAATAGTACTAGGGGCGAATGTTTTCTTTTGCTGGTGCTTATCCACACGATTAATAATATATCCGTGTTGGATTTTTTGAATTAATTCTTGGGTATCTAAGAACGAAGACTTTGAGTCCTCAACGTTCTTAAGCATAACCTGATTTAGTAAATTTTTTGCCATAATATTTTTAACGAGTAATATATTTAAGTGCAGCAACAAGTTCATTAATTGAACTAGCAGCCGTAAAATAAATATTCTTCTTCGCCCTATCTCCCTTATCTACGTTTGCCATCCAAGTAGCCTTGAATGACATTTTAGCAGCAATGGCTTGCAAGCGAACAATCTCAATAGAGGCTACCTGTGCAGGAATCTCTGGCTTGAAAATAACCTTTGCAATAAACGTAAGAGCTTCTGTAAGCTCTTCATCGTTCATAAAGTCAGCGATCTCGGTAAGACCGTTGACTCGTTCTAATGTTGTCTTTGTTTCTTCCATTGTTTCCAATTTCTACTATCCTTCTATTATACACTACTCTGGTGATTCAGTCAATTGTTCTAGTATCTCTAGCTCAATGACTGCTAGTCTTACTTTAGAATTACCCTCGCCAAGTACAATAATAATTGCTGGGTCTTTATTACCACGTATTGCGTCAGTCGTAGCTTTAGCCCAAACCTCCCTATTGATAGTAAATGATTTCGATACTTCTTTAAAATCAACAATAAACTGTCGCCAAGTAGCATCACCTTTGGTCGTATTACGTCCAGAATTTTTATGTTGTTTCGCACCAATTCTCTTACTTTCGTTCTTCTCGCTCATAACTACCCTTACTTTTTTTAGTGTTAAGATCAACTTTACTAAGGTGTCCATCTGGACATAACCAAGTTAATTCTTTTAACGTCCAATACCATCTAATTGATGATACTTCTGTTTTACAGGTATGACAATTAAACTTACCCTTATGAACATCGTATTTAGCTGACATTTAATTGATCCTCTATGTCTTTACGGAAGTCGTCATTCTCCTTGACATAGTTAATAAATGCTTCTCTACCCTGAACCTTTTTATCTTCCGATACAATGTACCAAGCACCTGTACGAGATACAATACCTGCCATCTCAGCGGTGTCTACAAGGTCACCAACGCTATCAATTCCTACCTTGTCCCCACGGAAGTAAAAGTCATATTCACCGCTCTGGAAGCCTGGAGAGGTCTTAGAGAACTGTAATTCCCACTTAACCTTACGACCAATTTTTTCTTCAATGAGCTTATCCCTGACAGGAATCTTGCCCTTAATAGCCTGATTATCTGACTCAGAACTAAATAGTTTAATGACTGTAGATGAATAGAACTTAGTTGCTTGTCCACCTGTAGGCTGTTGCTGTGTGTACATAGCAGAGATATTATTGCGTGACTGCGAGATCAGAACAAATAGAGTTGGCTTAACCTTGTTATTAGCATAGTTAATCATTTTCCAAGCGTTGCTAAAGTCTCGTGACTCCGCACCAATCTGTTTAGTATTTTCAAGTTGCTTGAGTTCATCAGAGTCTTTCTCAAAATAAATAGCAGGTAGCAATGATGTAATAGAATCAACTACTACTAGGTCTACACCTGCATTAATAAGTGCTGTACCCACATCTACCATCTCATTAATAGTACGAGCCTGAGAAACAATTAAGTTCTCTGTATCTACCCCAAGCTTCTTTGCCCACGCTTCGTCGTATGACATTTCTGCATCGATCCAAGCACAGAGCTTACCTTCTGCCTGTGCAAGACCAACCATTTGAAGACATAGTGAAGACTTAGCACTTGACTTTGATCCCCAGATAAGAACCTGACGACCATATGGCAATCCACCACCTAAAGCACGGTTTAATCCAAAACTAGGAGTAGGCTGAAAATCTGTTTTAAACCCTGCACCATTAGACAAGCGTTTGCGAATTCTTGGGTCTAGCTGTGCTAGTGCCTCTTCCATTGTTGTCATTACTCAGCCAACTTATCAATCTTATCTGGAACATACCCTGCCCAACTTTCATTACCTGCAACTACTACAGGAGCTGAACGATATCCAAGCGAAATTAACTTATCAAGAGCACTAATATCATTGGTGATATTGATTGTGCTATATGGAATATCTAGCTTGTCTAGGTGTCGCTTGGTTGCTTCACACTGTACGCAATTATCTTTTGTATATACTGTTACTGTCATTAGAATTTTACTCCGTGCTTCTCTGGTCGTGTTTTATTAAATGCTGTTTTCTTTTCAAATGCCTCGTCAAGCGAGACGTGTGTGTACTCAAACTCACGTAGACCTGCATACAAGTCAAACGTGCGAATAAGAATATCTGCCATTTCATCTGCGATCTCTTCTGGACCCTTAGACTTACGGATAGCCTCCATAACTTCAACAGCTTCTGATACGATCATCATTAACTGCTTGGTCATAAAAATATCAGTTTGTTCTTGCGTAGGAAAGCCCACTACTGGATCCCAAAATCCTTTTTCAACTGCAATCTCGTGCAAGTGTTCTGTTACTTCATCAAACATCGAATACATCCTCCATTATTGTTGTTCCGTCTTTTGTTTTACCAAAAGAGAATTTATATACATTACCTTCCTTGATCTTCATATATGCTTTAGGAAATGAAGTTGGGAAGATTGTAATTGAGTGCAGTTCTCGTGATGAGTCTGCCACTACCATTGATGCCATTTTTTTGCCAGCCTTAGTAATGCGTGGTCTGAATGACACAACCATTAACTGGTCGTCTGTATATGGTAGCATACGGTAATTAAGAATTTTCACAAGCCCTGAATCATTACCTTTAATTTCATCTGCAGGGATTGCTGTGACAATACGATTATCACTTGCAAGAATGAGGTAAGTACGTCCTGCCTCAACTTTAGACTGCTCTTCATCAAAGATACCAATAGCACCTGTCTTGTCTAGTATCTCTACTCTTGACCAGCCCTTACCTCGTTTGATACCCTTAACGATACCCATAATAATAAAAGAACCTTTTTCTTCATACTCTTCAACATCATTAATAAATGCGTGATAGTGCTGAGGAATTGCTGTATTAAACTCTGGTAGATTTAAGTATTCATAAAGGTTCTCACGAATCTCCTGATCATTACGAGGTTGGTCTGGAAATGTAGCAGCACCAATTAGTCTTAAGGCTGACAATGCACGAGAGTTAACTCCATTACCCTTGCCAAATGAAAACTCTTCTAGCTCTTTGTATGAGTTAAATGGACGAGCGGCAATATACTTTTCTGCAATGTTATCGCTAATAAACTTAATACCACTAAGTCCAAACCTAATGCCCTTGCCCTCAATTTTAAAGTCAGCATCTGAATCATTAACGTGTGGCAACTTGATTGGAATGCCCATACGCTTTGCTTCAATAAGGTACTCTGTACGAGCATCCTTATCCTTCTCGTTCTTGAGAAGAGCAAACATAAACTCAATTGGGTAGTAATACTTTAACCAAGCAGTCCAGTAAGAAAGCGTTGAGTATGCTACGGCGTGTGACTTATTAAATGAATAACCAGCGTGTGCTTCAAAGTCGTGCCATAGGTCTTCTGCAGAATTTGGAGACAAGTAACGTGAAGCACCCTTTACAAATTCACTCTTGAATTGATCAAACTCTTTGGCATCTTTCTTTTTACCAATAATCTTACGAACCTTATCAGCAGTAGCCATAGTCATACCGCCAAGTTCCACACAAGCTTGCATAACCTGTTCCTGATACAAGATACATCCGTAGGTATCCTGAGTAAATGGTTTCATAACTTGGTGGTGATATGATACGGTTTGCTTACCGTGTTTACGAGCAATATAGTCTTTACCAATAGTATTCATTGCACCTGGACGAACAAGAGCGTTAGAGGCTGCAAGTTCGTTGAAGTTTTTCACACCCATCTTGACCAGTAGGTTAGTATACGGTGTGGCTTCACACTGGAATACACCCTTAGTAAATCCATCTGAAAGCATAGCATATACATTCTTGTCTTCTGTATCAATCTTAAGAAGGTCAATATCTTTGCCCTCACGATCTTTAATGATTGCAAGTGTATCCTGCAAAACAGATAGTGTTTTAAGTCCCAAAGCATCGATCTTAATAAGACCAATACGTTCTGCTTCTGTCATATCTACCGCAACAACAGGAATACGCTCTTTAGTTCCTGGTGCTGTACGAGTTTCCATTGGAGCAAACTTAAAGATAGGCTCTTTAGATGTAACAACACCAGCAGCGTGAATACCAGTACCACGGATACGACCACGGAGTTGTTCTCCGTATTTCTCAATCTCTGGATACTTTTCACGAAATTCTGCTGTTGATGATGAAGAACAATAGTCTTCCCAAGTATCAACAAGTTTCATAACTTTATTAACGTCAGGGAGTGGGATATTGAGAACACGAGCAATATCTCGCACAACACCCTTATCCTTGAACTGCAAGAACGTAGCAATAGATGCAACGTGACGGTACTGACGAACTAGATAGTCCTTTACCTCTTCACGTCGTGTGTCCTGAATATCTGTATCAATATCTGGAAAGTCATTACGCTCTGGGTTAATGAATCGGAAGAACAGAAGACCGTGAATGATAGGGTCAATGTCTGTAATACCAAGTGAATAGCATAAGAGAGAGCCAGCAGATGAACCACGTCCTGGTCCAACCATAATTCCCTCTTTCTTAGCCCAAGCAATCATAGAGCGTACAACAAGGAAGTATGGACCAAAATTCTTGTCCTTAATGATCGTCAGCTCTTCGTTAAGGCGATCAATATATTCCTGGTTCTGATCTAGTCCCTTAGCCTTTAAGCCCTCTAGAGCGAGGCTGAGGAGCTCTCCGTCTGGGTCCTGATACTGTACAGGCAGTAGGTCACGGTAGTCCTGAATGTCATAATCTTCAATCTTATTAACGATTTCAATTGTTGCTTTATACATATCCTCACGGTCAATGCCCTGAGCTTTCATAGCACTGTGCATTTCTTCGTCGGACAACAAATGAATATCAAACTTATTAAATGACATTTGACGGTCTTCACCATAAAGATAATCAAGTTTGTCCATAAGGTTGTCATACTTCTTTGTACCGTTGTATGTTGAATCTATAACAGTTTTATTTGAGTATGAGTTAAGGATTAACTTAAGTTCCTGAATTTCTTTTTGACTCTTATCAGAGTGATGGCAGTCAGGCGTGACTACAGGCTTAATGCTAAATTCGTCTGCAAGCTCAAGTAGCATCTTATTTACTTCTGCAGGATTATGTGGCATTACTTCAATGTAATAGTCTTCACCAAACGTATCCTTACACCACTTAATGTGTTCTTTAGCATAGGCTAGATTATCTGATTCAATAGCTTTAGCCAATACCCCAGACAAACAGCCAGAAGTAATTACAAGACCCTCTTTATACTGTTCAAGAATCTCCCAGTCAATGCGAGGCTTTTTATAGAAACCCTCTGTCCAAGCAAGCTCGTTTAGTTTGTTTAGGTTTTCAAGACCTTTTGTATTCTTTGCAAGAATAATGAGGTGGTTATAGTTAAGATCTAGAGGATCATTCTTATCTTTTTTATCTGTGTGATCTAATCGGTCTTTGGTAATGTACCCCTCAATACCAAGAATTGGCTTAATCCCAGCTTCTTTAGCAGAGCGATATAATTCACGGTGTCCCGAAAGACTTCCGTGGTCTGTGATTGCAATTGCTGGCATACCCAGCTCTACGGCACGATCCACATATTCCTGTGGTGTGGCAATTCCATCAAACAGCGAATAGTGTGTATGAACGTGTAGCCCAGCGTAACTCATAAGATCCTTATGTTAGAGGTGAAAGTTTAAGGTGGGCAGTTTAATGTGTTTGCCCAGCACAGTCTTTATTACCAGTCTGCGTTAGTTGCAGAGGTAATCGATGGAGCATCGAAACCGAAGTAGAATGCTTCCTGTTCAGCGTAAGGAATCTCACGAAGAACGTTTTCCAAGTTGTGGAACTCGTGGGTTGACCAATCAAAAGGCTCTGTGTCAGGTCCCTTTGGAAGAAGTGTGTAACTTGTTTCAGTTCCCTGACCGTTACGCTTAATCTTCCAGACTACATTTGAAATACCCTTGGTGTCGTCAAAGTACTCCATCAATGTGGGTACTGCTGACTGCTTTGAAATACCCTGTGACCATACAGCCACATAAGCATCTTCAAGACCGTCTTCGACAAGGACGTTACAGTAGAAGCGGTTACGTGCTCTCCAGCCAGACTTGGGCTCCTTACGAGCCATTTCACAGCCGTAGCAGCGACCTTCCGATTCCATTGTACAAGCAGCCTTACGCTTGTAATCCTTTGGGTTAGTGTGCTCTGCAAATACACAAGCCTCTCCACGACTTTCATCGTAGTAGGGTGAATCTGCATCTAGCTCTTCTACGAAACGAATCGTAGCAG